CGACGACGTTTTGCCCTTCGGGAGCGCCATCGGTGGATGCCACTTGTCTTTGTTCTGGCGCGCCCTCAAGGCGTCTCGATATTTAGTTGACATTGTTACTGTCCTCCTGTAGGTGATGACTATACCACATTTCCGGCAGCGTCTATCCAGTTCGTCCCGTCATGCCAGATAGGCAGCCCGAGCGTTGTGTCGAAAATCATAGCGCCGACGCCGGCCGGCGTCGGACGCCCCGCGGTTGGGGCCGTCGGTACGAGTATCTGATCGCCCGTTAGCTGCGACCAGTCTAGTATGAGCGCGTCCTCGTGCTGCACGACGCTCGATTCGGAAATGCGGGCGTCCACGAACGCCCCGGAGCTAAACGCCGCGACGTCGCCGTCATATAGCGCCACGTTCGCCGACAGGGCCGCGTCAGGCACAACCAGAGCTGGGAACATGCCGGCGGTAAGCTGCCCGAAATCTACGGCGCCGCCGGCGCGCCGCGCTACCGTGTCGTCCGAGCCGGCCGGGATAGCTTGCGCTATCAAATCACCGGCAAACGCATTCCCAAGCAACGACGGGCCGGGTATGGGTGCCAGTTGCCCCAAGTTGACGCCGCCGTTTTCGATCCTGATTTCGACGGACTCGCCCGGTCCGTGGTCGACCGTTGTAAGCGTGCCCGGCTGCCCGATCAGCGTACGAGCATTTGGCAGCGACGCCTCCGGGATGGCGGAAACCAGAGACGCGTTGATAAGGTCCGTAACGTCCCCGCCGCTTGAGCCCCCGGCGTCGAGAAACGGCGCGAGCGTCTCGTATACCCACCGCTGGAACCATTCAGGCGACCACTGGCGGGGCGGTCGGATCGGTACGTCCTGGATGCTCACAGGCTCCTCGCAGGAGCGCGGGTGTTCCAGCGCTTTAAATCAGTTTCGTCATGGAGTTGCGAAGTCGAGCATTCGCACGGACCCGGTTCGTGAAAATGAGCTACCCACTGGCCGTGATGGTCCTCGTGAACCACCAACTTCTCGCCGCAAAACGGGCACGGCTTAGCGAACCCCGCGATAGTCTCGATATTCACAGACGGCCGCCCTCAACATCTGTCGTCGTGTCGATGACGAACAACTCGACGGGGTCGGTGACTTCCACGGAGTACACGCGCTGCCGGCTCGAGCCGAGCTTAAACCAGACGGCCCGGGTATCGTATTTACCGATTGCCCCGAGCGAACGCGTCGGCAGTGAGCGCCACGTCTCGCCGCCGTCGTCCGACTTTTTGAGCGTGGCGAGCGGCTCGGATCCCTGGCCGACCGTAACGCCGTGGCCTGCATTGAATACGAGCTCGAAGCGTTTGTGCGACGCCCGGTTATTCTCGCCGTAAATCGCCTGATAGGTCCAGATGCAGCGCTGCGGCTCGCCCCACTCCTCGTGTGTGTCCGGGTCAAGAATGCCGATCTTGCCCGATTCGGAATCGCCTACAAGCTGCTTTCCGGCGAACAAGGTTATCGCGTTGACGCGCCAGCGGTTATATCCAAGCGATTCCCGCTCGTGCCATTCCTGTGTGGTCGAGTCGAATACGAACGTACGGCCGGCGAAGGGGAAGGTAAACGCGATGAACTCGTGCCCCTCCTGTGAGTACGACAGCGAGAAGCAATCGCTTACCGTCTCCATGCGCTGAATCACGGCCTCCACGCCATGCTGGCTGACGCGCCGTGGCGTGATACCTTCGAGCCGGCGGATGGTTTTCTCGTGCGCGAGCCAGAAAACGGTGTTATCCGATTTCCCGAGGCTGTAGGACGCCGCACACCCGTATTCGAGCAACCCGTTAGGCGTGCGCTGGAACGGTGAACCCGGCGTGAGCGCCGCGTTATAGAACAGTTCGCACGTTCGCTCGCCGGCCAGGAATATCTCGCGATGATCCACAATCAGGCCGACGAGGTTATCGGGCGCACCTTCGGCGCTTGCGATGTCCAGGCCGTTGAACGTGACTGCATTAAGCCCTGAGTTAAAGAACTGCTGCGAATTCGGGCGACGGAACACGAAATAACCGTCGATAAAATCCACATCGGCCGCGGTCCACCCGAGGTATACCGGGTCGGTGATTTGCGAGACGGTCGCGCCGTCCGACTGGTAGGCGGAAAAATCGGTCGGGCGCACGATCACTATATCGGTGCCGTTATTGGAGATTCGCACGCGTTCGGAGCCGGGCACGGTGCCGGTAACCTGCGCCGTCGTGCCGGCCGCATTTACGGACCATAGTTCGTCGCCGGACACCGCGTAGAGCAATTCGCCCATAACGGTAAATCCCCGGATAGGACCGTCGCCGACTTCGACATACTCGCGGATGCCGGGCGCGCGGCGCAGCAGCACAGGACCTTTCGGGCTGTCCTTCGCCGCCTGCTCCGCGAATACGTTCACCAGACGCGACGAGGACGCCGCAGGGCTCGGCAAACGATAACTGGCTATCGGAAGCGGGAGCCTCATATCGCACGCCGCATTATGAACCAGAGCGCCACAGCGGGCGGCACGACGTTAACCTGGTGGATGTGGGACCCGTCCTCCGATATCTCGTGATCGTGCGTGCCACCGCCGCCGGTGTCTTCTATGAGGGCGCTCCCTCCAGACGGCGCGTCGTCTATATAGGGGCCGGACGCTGTAAATCTCCATCCGGCAAACGCTGTTGACTGCGAGTCGCTTATGGGCACGTCGACGTCGACGGCACCCGCGCTGCCCGAAGCCCCGAGCACGCCGTGCGCATGCTCAGGCATCTGCGCCACTGATAGCGACTCCGCGCTTACGTCCCCTCCGTGGTCGTGCGCGCCCGCGGAGGTAGTATTCACCAAGCCCGAGCCGCCGATCGTCGTACCGGGCCCGTTTGTGCCGCTAACGCCAATCGGGGAGCGGTCTCGAAGGTCATAGGTCCCGTTCGTCCCGTCACACTGCTGCCACAAAGCGGGAGGATAGGCGGCCTCTAGCGCTGCCTCAGTACCCATGAACATCAGCACCGTTCCGGGCGGGTAGTCGCGGGGAGGGGCGAGAGGGTCCACGTCCCACTGGAGTACGTCGTCCTCGTCGAATAACAGCGCCCGGTACGTAACCGCCGGGTCGAGGTATATCGGCACGAATTCGCCGGACGCATCCGCCACAACGGGATTCGGCAGCGGCGTCGTCAGTGCGTCGTCCGCGTAAACGTCGGTCGGCGTCGTCGTGCCGGCTTCGTAGAACTGCACGTAAGCGCCAGGCAGGATCGAGCCATCCGGCGAGAGCGGGCGGAACTGCGGGCTGTAGAAAAGATATGCCGCGGCCACTTACTACCTCCTGGGGAATGCGCTATCGGGCGGCGTGAAGGTCGCCGTGTACCGCGCTGCGCCCTTCGTAAATCTGACTTCGTCCATCCAGCCGTCGAACTCCCGGCCGGCAGTCAACCCGTCCCTGCCGATACTCAAAACGCTATTGTTTGCACTTGGCGCTCCCGTCTGGTTGGCAGAGTTTTCCAAGTTTCCGTCTATGAATATACGCCAAGTCGAGCCCTCCCGGGTCACAGCCACGTGGTGCCACACACCGGTAGTGTCCATAGATGCAGCCGAGGCTATTCCCACGACAAGCGACCCGGCCTCCGCAAAGAATATCAACTTATCTGTATCATTTATAGAGAACGACCATCCGGTCGGACCAGAGCCGCGCTTAGTAACGATACCTTGAGCTCGCCCGGTGTCGGCTCGCCTTATCCAAGCCTCTATAGCCGCGTCTCCGGTGTCCAGGTCGAATGCGTCATCGTCGGCATAGGTCACATAATCTCCGCTGCCGTCAAGTCGCAGAGAGCCGTTCCCGAACTTTTTCTGGGCCGTGTCGATCTGCGCAGTGCCAACCAAAGTTGCCGAGCGAGTCGACTGGCTATCGTCGATGATCGTGGTTGCGGCGTCGTTATGCTCAAAGCCTAATAGGAGTGAGACGTCCTGCCAGTCTGGATCGATAACGGACATATCTATTTCACGGACAAAGCCGCTATCCCCGTATCCCCACAAGGGGAGCATCTCGGCGTCTGCGTCGTTAAGAGAGCCTTCAGTCCATTCGGCGAGGGTCGTGCGAAAATCCGAATGCGCGTTAAGCACGGGCGTTCCGCCGAGAAAATCGTCGGTCACGGTGGGCGAGGCGATAATCTCCGGGTCTCCCCACACCCCGGCGGCGGACCTAACGCGGCGGACCTTATCCCCTAACAGGTTATACCAAGCCTGCATAGTGCCGGACGCGCCGGGAACGATAGGGGCGACGGTGACAAAGCCCGTTGTGGATGAAGCGTCCTCCACCGTCGCAATGGTTTCGGGAGAAGTCCACGCGCCGCCGTCGAGAAATATGTGCTTAACCTCGTATTCCCCGCCGCCAACTGCGTCCGCAACTAGCACATGAGGGTCCCCGTTGCTGTCGAATTGGAAGCTTAACGCTCCTCCGTCGCTCATCCCGTTATCAAAAATGCGGAAATCAGCGTTTGCTTCGGTTAGGTCTACGGGGAGATCGCCCGATGCGATCGTCGCACTTTCGTCAAAGTTCGACACATCGCCCGTCGTGGTGTCATATATAAAATAATAGGCGTCATGCCGGGACACGTCGTTTCCGTCTGATCTTGAAGCTACAAAATGTATATCGGTCCCTACGGCGTGCGCTTCCATCTGCCAGACGCGGGAGTCGGCTCCAAAATCGACTATGGTGTCCGGGGCCGAGAAACTGACGGAGCCAGCCGACGGAGTGCCCGTCACAAGGCTGAGCGCGTGCCGGCTCGTAACAAGTCGGTCCATCATGAACAGATAAATAGCGCTCCCAACCAAAACAGGATGCGGATACGTATAATCTCCACTGCTTATCGGTGCCTGCTGAGTCCACGCCGAAATATCGTTCGGCGCATTAGAGACCGACCAATGCTGATCGCTATTGTGATTACCAAAGAAGCTGTACAGGTACCCGTCGCCGTCCTGCACAATTGCTGGGTGACCGTGGCGGCTGTCGTTAGGGAGGTTGTTGTAATTCCCAAGCGTGTAGCGTTCGGACCATAAGTCCGTCGCATGGTCAAACGCAGCAACGTGGACGCCTTTGTTTGGGCCGGCGCCAATAAAAATCCACACGGCGTAAGTGGTATCTTCGCCCGAGTTGTATATCGCGCTAGGCCATACTTGGGGGCTCCAGCCGGGGCGGTTCATAAGATCGCTCGCGAAAAAGGCCCCGATTACCTGGAAATCTACCTCGTTAGAAAGCGCTCCACCGGGCCCGTCGGGGTTGAATACGCGAACTGTAGCCGTCCCCGTCGTGGCGATGTCGGCTTCCAGAATCGCTACCTCAAGTTCGGTGGAGGAAATGAACGTCGTTACCCGGTCCTCCCCGTTCCATCGCACAACCGAATCGGCGATGTAATTAGTTCCGTGGACCGTGAGTGTAAAGTCGGACCCGCCGAATAGCGTGCTTGGGGGATCAAGAGACGTTATGGTCGGAATCTCGACAAGCTCCCCGGCGCACAGACACTCGTACGGGTCGACATCCCAGCGGAGCACACCGGCAGACGTCTCCAGCTTCACGCGGTACGTGACGGAATCATCCAAGTAAATCGAAGGAAATACACCCGCAGCATTCGCTATAACCGGATTTGACAGCGGCGTCGTTAGACCTGCGTCAGCGTATATGTTACTCGGCGTCGTCGTGCCCGATTGCCAGAATGTCAGCTTTGCGCCAGGCAACGGGGCGCCGGAGTCGCTAAGCGCTACGAAAATCGGGGTATAAAAGAAGTTGCTCATTCGGAGTCCGCCCCGAATTCACTGCGCAGGCGGATGACGAGGTTTCGCTCCGATTCCGTCTCGCCTTTATACTCGGGGTCGTTCATGAGCCCTTGCAGCGCCCGCTCGGTTTCCGCCCGCTTTTCCCCGTCGGATCCAACCAGATTAGTCAGCCATGACAACGTGACGCCACGCGGAACGGTCGCCGCCGCGTCCACGACCTGTGTCAGCGTTCGGTCGAGATTTGCGTCACGGAACCTCGGGGCGCCCGAAATAGCCGCGAGCGACCCCAAAACGAGCGACGCGGCGATTTTGTCGTAACCGGTTTCGATCGACTCCAGAATACGGTCCTCGCCTCCCGGTGTGGCGGACTTCGCAAGCTGCCACAGGGACCACACGGAGAACGCGGCGGCGCCGACCTTAACGCCTGCGTCTTTCCAGCCGCCCGAGAGCAGCCCTTGTCCCATCTGGAGCATGACGCTAGCGCCCGCCTGGCCCCCGGCTGCCAGCGCCGCCGCCGATAGCGGGTCCTCCTCGCCGCCCTTCATTACCTCGAGCACGGCGGCCTCGATACCGGTTTCGGCGGATCGCCCGAGACCGCGCGCCACGCGGCGCAACTTCGGCGACGTCCAGATGTTTTCCGCGACACGCGCCGGGGACAGCGGGCCGCCGACTGCTGCCTTCGTAGCGCCGCCAAACGACATATCAGCGACTTTCGGAGCTAGGCGCTGTTCGGCCTTACGCACCAGATTCGCGACGGGAGCGCGCCCTGTGACTAACGAGGCGACGTCCCCGGTGATATCGCCCGCGGCGGACGCGATAGGGTGCTCCGCGCGCAACGCGGCGTCCTCCGCTTCGATACCCGCTTTCGCCGCTCCGAACGCCGCGCTAGGGGTTTCCCCGCCGGGCAGCAGAGCGCCGCTACGCACGGTCGCCCCTGCGGCTTCAAGGTCCTGCATGGTCGGCCGCGGGATTGCGCGCAGCGCCGATGCCGGAAACTTCTGCTGCTGCTCCTCGTATCGGCGCCCGAAGTCGGCGGGACCGCCGGACAGCTTCGCCGCTACACCCTCGACGCCGGCCGCGCCGGCCGCCAGCAAATCGCCGGAAGCGCTCGGGACCGCCAGGAGGTTGTTGACGAACCGGTTAAAGCCGCTCTCCGCGAAAGCCTCCTGTGACGTTGACTCGGGGGCGGGCGTAGGCTCGGCATCAGCCGGGGCCGCAGTGAACTGCTGCGCCTGCGCCGTAATCGCCTCGCGAGTCGGGCCGGTTATCCGGGCGCGGCGCCCGTCCGGCAGAGTGATGACTGCCTCAGCCATCAGTCTATAAACTCGAGCTTGACGCCCTGGCCGAGGTCGATCACGTTTTGCGCGGCACCTTTGGCTGCGTCCTTAGCGGCAGTCGCAGCCGCGGGCGCATCCACAACGGTCCTGTCTGGGGCCGTAATCGTGCCCTCGCGCAGGTTTTCCGCCAGGCCGACGTACTTGTCGCGGTCGTTGATGTCCAGGCCTTCAATTTCGCCGCTACTCACGAGAGCCTCTAGCGCGTCGGCGATCACAAGCTCGTTTGCCCGGGGGTCGTTCTCTACGCTGGCCATCGACTGTGTGAGCAAGCCTATGCGGTCGTTTGTGGCCGAGCCCAGCCCGCTACCGGCAACACGGCCCATAGATCCGACCATAAGCTCCGACGTCAGCTTGCTCAGTCGCGAATAGTCGGCCTTGGCTTGCTCCGCTTCCGGCCGCGGCACACCGAGCGCCGCGCTTATTTCCGCGGCGGTCCCGAGTGCGATATTGCGCCAGTCGCGGCCGGCCGCGCCGGTACGGAGGAACGTATTCGCCAGCTTGCGGTTGAGCTCGGCGGCCTCCTCGAGATGGCTAAGCGTCGAATTGATTTCAAACGTTGCCGTTTTCCGTCCTTGCTCCGCAGTGCGCGCCGCCTCGGCAGCCTCGGACGCCTCACGATCGAACTGGTTTTTCAGGAGCATCAAGCGCATGCCTTCGATTTGCTGGTCGGTCGCGCCGTCGCGCATCTGCTTATCGAGCCATACTTGTTTGCCCTCCGCCGAATCGGGATCAATGCCCACAGCGCGCATTTCGCGGATAAAACTGGGCTCCGCGCGGGCTTCGGGGGGCGTCAGGAACGGCGATTGATCGTCGACCATAGCCTGCGCGAACGTGCGCGCCTCGTCGTCGCTGATCCCGTCGTCAGGGTTTATAAGCCCCTCCTCGGTGAGCTTTTCTATCAGGTCCGCACCGTCCGGCATCCGCCCGAACAGCCGCAACGCCTGCGCGGGCGTTTCCGACTGCAATACGGCCTGCATCCGCGGAACGATCTGCGCCGCGCGGTCGCGCACCATTTGGTCGTCGATGACTTGCTGCTGTTGGCGCTGGCCGAGAAGGTTGGAAGCGGCGGCCGAATCGAGCGAATACAGCTCGCCCATGATCCGCGCCTCCTCGTCAGGCGGAAGCGCCCCGGCAACCTGATCGGCACTCACAAGACCGGCGGCTAACTGGTTGAACTGCTCAGCTTTCGCCGCCTGCGCTTGCTCCGCTTGCATCTGTTGCTCAAGCGCGCGAGTCTGCGTGCCCTGGAGGCGCGCGGCGTTAGCGCCGGATCCTATGCTAGCGATCAGGTTGTGGTCGACCGATGGCCCGCCGCGCCCGACGTTTTCAAAGGCCATTAGCCTGTTACCTTCGGAGCGGGCCCTCGGCTTCCCCACGCGCCAGAGAACGCGTCGGAGGCACTTTTAAGGCCCCCTACTAGGGCGTTAGTGGAGCCTACGGTACCGGACGCGCGAGCCTCACCGGCCCCCGTCAGCAAATTGCCGACGTTCACGCCGTAATTCGTGGCGAGGTTCGCCTGGTTGGTATCCACGCCCTGGTTCTGTAACTGCATGACTTGCGCCAGATAGTTCTGGAACGTGGAATCTGCAAGCCCCTGGCCGTACTCAGCGGCGGCGGCAAGCGTGTTGCCGGATTGCAGGCCGCCGCGTGCCGCGGCCGAACGCTCGATAGCTTGCTGCCCTTGCTCCCGCTGGAACTCGTACCCGGGAGAATCGGTAAACGTCGAAAAGTCGGGCGCTTCGCCGTCAAGCCCGAGCAAGTTAGTGACGCGTCCCATTGCGGCCTGTTCTTGCTGCGCACGGGGTTCCAGGAATTCTTGCGACTCCCGGTATGACGCGGTCTGCTGTTCGGTCGCCGCTTTGATCGCAGCCGCACGCTGCGCTGCCGCTTTCTTTTCGGACTTCGAGCCCATAATGCCGCCGAATACCGACGTGCCGATACTGACGCCTGCCGCTACCCAACTCATTGACCGGCCCCTATTAGCTTGAGCCTCGGATCGTCGAAGCTCTCAGCGATAATGTCCCGCTCGATTTTTTCCACTTCGGTATGCTCGGTAGGGTGAAAAGTAATCCACGTAGCGTCCTCGTGGATGTACAGCGCTCTCTGCGTGCCCGGCATGGTGCGCATGAGGCACGGCCCGATAACCTCCTGACGCTCGTCACCATTGGCCACAGTAGCGCGGCCATTTAACGCCAGGCAAAAATGCTCCGTAGCGTGGATCTTGCTCACGATCGCGCTACCGGCCGGCATATGGAGCACGCGGACATATAGCCCGGGGGCGAATAGGTGAAGGGGGTCTATGTCAAGCTGCACCGCCTCCGGCTGTTCGCGCATAGCCTCCGCGAGCTTGCCAATCGCCTCAACCGCTTTAGGTAGGCCCATACTACCCTCCGGTTTCTATGGCGCCGCCGTCAGCATAGTACCCTTGCTCGCGCGGCAGGCTGTCGAGACTTGACTCTACAATCAGCGCATGGGCTTTCGCCAGCGCCGCGTACGTTTCGTTAGCGGTTTTCGCAACCCACGCCGAAGGCTCCAGGCCGTACTCTCCGCTAAGCTCGACGGCGAAATTAAACCGGACGGCGCGGCGGTCCTGCGGATCAATCGGTACGTCGTCGTCGAGCTCCGCAACCGTCGACCATCCGAGGCGGATACCGTCCCGGTCCCACTGGCCCATCAGGTCGTTGAGGCTTTGGAGCCCTTGGACGCCTTGCTCGGCGCTCGCGGTCTCATTCTCGTCTATGACGTTAGAAAGCCGGAGCGCCGAGTTTATTAGCTCGATAGCCGTGGTCATGGCGGCAGCCCGCCAGACTTAGATGGCGGCTTGCAGCGCGGAACAACGGAACCAGGTAAGCTCGCTGGCCACGTACACCAGTTCGAAATACCCGTCAGCCGGAATCTCGCTCGGTGCGTTGTCGACCGAATCGCCCGTGCCAGCCGTCACCGTCAAAGCAGTGATCTGACCCGTACTCGTAACTGCCTGGCGCTGCCCGTCCAGGGGGGCGTCCGGCAGAACAATCGTTCCGGCCGCAAGCGTTCCGGCCGGGTTAAGTACCAGAAGCGACGAGCGCGGCGCAAGGCTGAATCCCGTCACCGGGACTTCGTACTGTGCAGGGACCGCGAACGCGGAGTCCGGCCCGTAGCCGATTTGCCCTGCGCGTTGTCCGGTGTTTACTGTAGCCATTTCAATTCCTCGGAAAGATGCCCCGGCCGAAACCGGGGCTATTTGGTTGGGTTACGCGGTCGGATCGAACGCCGGGTCGTAGATCAGGCGGGCCGCCCACTCCGGGTAGATCGGAGCGAAGCCGTACGCGAGATCCAGGCGGCAAGGGAACGAGCCATTCACGATGTCACCCTGACGCCAGATGCGAATCGACAGACCCTCGAACACTTCGCGAGCGCCCCACGCGCCATACTGGCTCGGGTCCTCGAGGTCCGCGGTCACGAAAGCGAACGCGTCCTTGTGGAAGCCGAGCGACTGGCCGAGGATAGCGCCGGAATCGCCGAGTACGACAATTGCCGCACCGTCCGCGGGCCGCGCGCTGACGTTCTGATACGCCCCGCCGCTTATGATAGCCGGCGAAATGTTGACTGTGATGTCGCCCGTGGTATCGGAAACCTGCTCATTGACGGTAAAGCGCTTGAGGTGAGCGTAAGCCTGCTTCGTCTCGGGATGTACGTCGAAAACGCCGGCAATCGTTATGATGTCGCCCTCATTCAGCGTGGTGCCGCCGGAGGTCCAACCGTCCGTAACCAGGTCGGTATCGGTCAACCAGACGTTGCCCGCGCCATCGGAGCCTTGGCTCGCGCCGTTGGTAAGCGGCGTACCGCCGTACGTGCCGACGGTATGAGCCGGGACGATGGTGTTTTCGTAGCAGTCGAAACCGCCCGTGCGGCCGAGAATGCCGTCCACGTACTGCTTTTTGATGCTCTCGGCGGACTGGAACAGACCCTTGACGTCGTTCGAGAACTGCGTGCGCGCCGAAGGCTGGAAGCACATATTGCGCTCGGACAACGGGGCAAGCTGCTCCGTAAGCGACTGCCCTACCTGAGAAAACGGGTAGTAAAGCGCGCCGCCGTCATCTGTGCCCGCATAGTTCGCGACCTTTTTGTACATCGTGAGCGCTTCCTGCTCAACGGTAGCCACAAGCTGGCTAACCGCGGGGCGAATCACGCGCTTGCTGAAATCGTCGATGTTGAAGGTAAGCTCCTCCTGGCCGAAATTGAGGTCGATACCGTCGATCGTCGCGAGAGGCAACGGGACGGACCGCTCGACGTAGTTCTGCGTCTGCATCTGATTTCCGCGACGCGTGACGTACTTGGCAGGCAGGCGAACATCCAGCGATTGACCGATTTTCGCGCCTTTTTGCGCGAACCGGCCATCGTACTGGCGGTTGGTATTCATGATGAAATTCGAGGTCTGATGCATTACGGCATAGACTTCACGCAGGATGATCTGCGGTGTGAGAGTCGTGTTAGTCACGGCAAAAACTCCAGTTAGGAAAACGGGTTTCGGTTTGCCGTAGTGCGATGCGGCTATTACGCCTGGTGCGGTTGCCTCACCATCGTCCTTGACGCGGACGAAACGAACGAATGCAACCTTGTGCCGTTTACCGCCTGGCGGGGCGAGGTTTTGCGGCCCTTTTTAGCGGCGGGCCACATTACCGCTCATTTCGGAAGCTACTTGATTTTTGCGGGGCTGTCAACCCATCCGTCCTTTACAGCTTCGGCCGCTTTGGCCGCATCGTGGAAAATGCGACCTTTCGGCACTTCCGCAGAATACAACCACGTAGGCACGGCAACCGGAGCCGCTTCGGCTTCCGCCGCCTTGGTTGCTTCAGCTTCCTTGGTCACTTCGGCTTCCGCCGCCTTGGCCTCCGTCGCCTCCGGTTTGGTGCCGATGCCTTTCAGCAGAGCGGCCGTTTCGTCATCGATCGGCGGCGATGCCGCGCCAGTTTTCTTCGCCATCATTCCCTCCAGTTATTTGTTGAGCCTCGCGGCCAGATAATCCTCGATTGAACACGTTTCCAGGTTTATAGCCGGAGATCCGCTGCCGGAAATCGGTTTCGGGGGTGGCGGCGCGCTGCTCGGCTTCGGTTTGGGCTTCGGCGCGGGCGCCGGGGGCGGCGCGGCCAGCTTAGCCTCGATTATGCCAAGCTCTACGGCCTGCCGCTCGGGCGGTAGCGCCCGGATCCGCTCATTTTCAGCCAGGTTAGACCCGAGATAGTACGCGATTTCGGCGCCTTTATCGGACGTTTTGATGACCTTCGCCATAACCTGAGTTTGGACAAAGGCGGGATTCCCGATAACCTCGAGTGCGTCCGGTTTTGCGGCCGCAAGCTCCTGCACACGCGTATTCCACGCGGAGTCGACCGCCGTACGGCTGCTCGTTTCCTGCGCCTTCGACGCTGCCGACTCGACAGCGGCAGAAACGCGCCGCTCAATCGCCTTTTCCGTCCATTTCGCGTGAGCCTTGGCCCACCGCGTAGCGTCGCCGCTGAATTGGTCGAGTGTAGGGGCGGCCTCGTCGACCGGCTCCGCGGGCGGGGCGGGCGGCGTTGCGCCCTCCGTAGCCTTTTTCCTCCAGAATTCGCCGAACTCGAGGGCCGCTTTACGCTCCGCGATAAGCTGCTGTATGCGTTTCTGCGCGCGGGACTCGGGCTGCTCCGGCGTCTCGGGCGTCTCGGGCGTTTCCGGCGTTTCCGGGGTTTCCGGGGTTTCCGGGGTTTCCGGCGTCTCCGGGGTCTCCGGGGTTTCCGGCGTCTCCGGCGTCTCCGGGGTTTCCTCCGGCAGCGGGGGCATGCCTATCGCGTCGGTAGCTGCGCTCATAAATCGTCCATCTCCATGAATTGATCGTCAAAACAGTATTTCATCCACGCTTTCTGGCCTAGCGTCATTTTGGTGTTTGCGATGTTGGTAAGGGTAGTTTCCTTACCGTCCGCGTCGCGGTTCCACTGGATGACGCACGCGATATGATCGATTTCGTCGGCGCGCTCTAGCAGCATCCCGCAGAACGTCTTTGGGCTCGTCGGGCAGCCGGGAAAAGCCGTGATCGTGGTTTTTCTGTTGTCAGTCTTATGCCCGCTCATATCCTCCCCTCGCGCGACTCTCGCCCTCTTGCTCCGGGACGGGTCGCGCAAAATCTTGCGTGCGGCTTCCGCATTGGCGTCACGTGGAACGACCAAAAGGCTCTCACCCGTTACCAAGCTCACGTCGTCGAATATCTCCTTGAGCCGCTTCCAGAACCTCATACGGTTACTTTCGCCTCCACGGGCGCAATGAGGGCCTTCTGCGCGAGCATGGTCTCGACCTTCTTTAACGTCAAATCGGCCACCATCTCGGCCAGTTCAAGCTGCTCGCGACGCTGCGCAGTGTCGGCCGCCGCCATCGACGATGCGGCCTCTATGTTCGTTTTCGCCGCGCTCGCCGCGTCACGGGCACGCTGCGCGTCCAAGCGGGCCGCGAGCGCCGTTTGCACGGGATCGGGCGGCGGGGGCGGCGGCAATCCGGCGGCCTCCTCCTCGGTAAGCTGGATTTTGCCCTCACGCGCCAGGCGCGCACGGACGCGGCGCTCGATTTCGTCGGCACCGCGCACATCGAGATTCCGCACGATAACGTCGGGCGCCTCCTCGTAAATAATCGGCATACGCCCGGCGGCCTCGAGCAGCGTGTCCAGCGCCTCCATGCGCGCGGTCGCGTATGCCGGCCCGAGCGTTACGGTAACGTCGTACTTTCCCTGACGCAGCGCCTCGGGGCTGAGGTCCTCGAACGATTCGCGACCGTCAGCCCCGAGGATACGCACGACACGCTCGGTGTCGTAGTGAACCGGAATCATGTCCACGAGGATCTCGCCGGTGTATTGTACGGCTTTCGCGTAGTTGTCCAGGAATTCGTAACTGCCGCTGTCGGCGGATGTCAGCCGCGTACGCAGGGCGCGCCCGCTCTCGGCGTCGCCGGCCGCGGTCTGCTGATCCAGCGCCGGGTTAAAATACCCCGTGGTCTGCCGGATGTCCTCCGCGTCGTGCGCGGCGAGTGCGATGTACCCTTGCGGGACTTCGGGGCCGATCGCGCGCTCCGGCTTGGCTTGGGGTGCGTCCGGGTCGACGTCGTAAGTCAGATACGGCGCGTTGCTGACGTTCGCGCGGCTCCACTGGTCCTCATGGCCCTTGAACATTTTGGCCGTGCCGATATACGGCGCACGCGGCGTCAATGCGACCGTCTCGACCATGTTTGACCGGTTGTAGTTGTACGTCCGCGCGGCGTCCTTCGCGTGGCGGATCAAGCTCTGATAGTAATGCTTGCCCTCGATAATGACGAAACGACCTGGCAAGCGCACAACGGGAATATTCCGATATTTGTACTCGGTAGGGCCATCAAGGATGCGCTTGCCGTCAACCTTCGTCCATTCGCACACCCACGCAGTCACGTCCCGCTTACGCTCGACTGTGGGCGCATCAGACAGCAACTTAAGGTCGTCCTCGAGCGCTTTCAGAGACGGATAATCTCCTCCGTCGCCGCAGTCCATTGTTCGGCCGTCCGAAAGCTGCGCAAGAACCCTTGTTTTCGGTATCATTTTGTAAAATTCAGCGACTCGCACCTCGTCTTTCGTGAACCAGCCCTGGCCGTCGCGCATAACCGGCACGTCCGAGGGCTCGTCGCCGTACAGCGCCTCGTATTTCGTTCGGCTGATCCGCTCAGCGACCATGCAGCGCATTCCGCCGCGGCCGAACGGGTCGGCGTTTTCGTCAAAATAGACCGTTAGCGCGTTCGGGATACGTTTCAGGCGCAAAACCTGATCGAATGACTCGTCGTCGGCATACTCGGGCACTACGCGCCATGCGCCGAAGCCGCCGGCAACGCTGTATTTGAAGGATTCGGAGAAAATCACCGGCGCGGCCGATTGCGCGTGGATGTCCCGGATCAAGCCGGCGAACGTGTTAGCAGTTCCGACCGCGGCTTGCTTGTTCACGGCCCGAACGGTGACGCCAGGCTCGGTTTTGCGCATGTCTCCTACGAGGGCGTGAATAGCGCCGGCCACACGGTTGAATTCAAAGCAAGGGCGCCCCCGGCGCGCAGTTTTGGCGGTTGTCTGCCACTGCGCGCCGGGAACGAACGCGAATTCGAGGTCCTCGACAAAATCCTCCCGGCATTCGCTCTCGGCGCCCTCCCGATCACTCAGGAATTGGCACGCCTCGGCGACGATATCGACCGGCTCGGGTGTTTTAGCCTTGGCCATTTACGTAACGTCTCCGTCGTCATCCTTTATGCCCAGCATTTCGCTGAGGTCCTGTGAGATAAACGGCAGCTTTTCCGCTGTGCGTCGAGTTTGACTGGCGAATCCCCACTTTAGACCGATCCAGATAAATACGGATGCAGTCTTGTCGACTTCAGGATTTCGCCGGAATCGATACAACATATAAAGATCCGACGCGCCCCAGAGAGCGAGCAGGAACAATGGCGTGCTAAGAAGGAATCCGAGCATTAGACCTACCATTCCGAGGGAAAAACGTGCGGCGTCTTGTGCTTCCGAATCTCGGGGAACACCGCGCCGACGTCAAGAATTCCGGACAACGTTTTAAGCATGTCCAGATGCATGCTCAACGGGAAAGGGTCGTACTCCTCGCGCACAAACGCCGGAGACATCACGTGCTCCTCCGGCAAAAAGATGCGCTCGCCGGCAAACAGCGGGGCCAAACGCTTGATGCATTCGACTGGCGACAGCTTGTTCTCGATCGGCGTAATGCTGAAATTGTAATTCTCCTGGTCCTGCCTTTCGCGGATGTGCTTGCCGTCAACTTCAAGGCTGCGCGCGGTGTACCCGACGCGGAGCGGCTTGTGCTCGCGGTGGAACTCGAAAAGCTTGTCCGTCCGCTCGGCAAGGGTCAACCTGTCCCGAATGAAATCCAGCGCATAGTAACGTTCGTCGGCCCCTAGCGCAACAACCCATATCGTCGTGTGCTCCGGGGACGGCTTTTTGTCGTTCGCGCCCTCGACCAGGATATAGACGTTAGCCCCGTCTCCCGGCCGTTTCGTCCAATACCGGACCTTACCGGCTGGAAGTTTCTCGTCGTCGCCGATTTTCAATAATCCGCTCGCAATAGCGTCACTTCGGGCCTCATGAGATAGCACAGCCGCTACGGCGGCGTCAATCTTGTGAGGGCTGTCGGCCCGTTCCTTGCGGATCAACCACAAGGCGGCCTCGTCGTCGCCCCGGTAGGGCATTTCGTGCTTGTATGCGTTCCCGATGTGGCGCGAAAGATCCTCGCTTCCGTCGTGGCTAAGAGCGCCCTCGCCTATCGACGTGTTGAACCCTTCCAGTGCCGCGGCCATCTGCCGGCGCCGGTTCGTCCACCACTCGATAACGCGCTCGTCGCCGTATCGCCCTTGCCACGTGGACAGCCACGACTGCCAGTACGGCGGGTCGGCGTACATCCGCCACACGGCGTACTGTGAGAACATGCCGTCGACGCAGGCGTCTACCTCCTCCTCCGGGACTTTCCAGTTTTCGACGTTGTAGGGGCGCTCCCACAGACCGGCTAGCCAGGTATGACCGCTCTGGATGTGCGTGGCGACGAGCGCCGTTGAGTCCCGGAACTGCGCGCCGTCGAATCCGAGCACGATCGCCGAGCCCTCCGGCACTTCAAGCTCCCGGCGCAGCGCACGCCACGCCTCTACGTCAAAGGCTTTGCGACTGCTTTGCACGGGGCGGTTACACCATACGCGCTCCCAGAACTGCCGGTCTGTCGTCGGATCCCTCCATAATTCCACAATCGAGTCGATGTCGCGCCACTCGGCCGCCGCGCCGGACGCCTCGATAACAGCATCCCGGGCGCCCTCCTCCGTTTCGAGGTCGTGGTCGTCGCTGGCCTGGCGGTGAAAGAAAAATAGCCGGCTGTCGGCCGCTTTCCCGGCGTGGATGGCCCGCGCATAGTCCATCGTGTCCTCCGCAATCGAGCCGGCGCCAGGCTCATACGCGGTTGTCACCTCGAGCGCCCACGGGTCGGACAATTTGCGCTTCGACAGGTTGTTTAACATAACTTGATGCGCGCGCTTGTGCTTGTCGCTGGTGAGCCAGTGCGACTCATCGTGCAGGGAGAACGTCGTCCGGGCGCCGTCCCGCGCGCTCGGGCTGCCGGCGAGGGATACGGCCTTGCCGTCGCCGCCCTTGCGCATGATCCGCTCAAGCCCGATGTCGAATCGGTCGGCAATCGGGCTCTCGGCCAGAATCGCGCGCATGGCGCCGTATGCGAGCTCGTCGGATTGTTCCTCGGTGACGGCGACCATGACCACAAAAGGGTCGGTGACGGGCCGGCCGACGGGCCGGCCGGATTTGTCCCAGCCGTCAAACCTCACGGGAGCGTCGTCGGCGAGCTCCGCGCACGCCACGATGGCTCCTAGCTCCGATTTCGCGCTTCCCTTGGCCAGCGACAGCCCACAGCGCTTGAACCGCCGGGCGCCCTCCTGGCGATGCCCGCGGGGGAAAATCTCATACATACGCCAGATGAAAGCGCGTTTTTCGGCATCCAGCACCAGCGGCTCGCCGCGCAGGTCGCCGGGACCGAAGCATAAATGAGCTTCCATCCACTCGACGACGCCGGGCCCGAGCGTGGGCCACAGAACGTCGCCGTCGTCGGGGACTGTGAGTATCACTTCACGGATTTAATAACGGCGCGCGGATCCGCCTGGCGCTCCGGGCGCGCGGGCTTGGCCGGCTTCGACGGGGCCGGCGCCTCCACGCGGCGAATTTCCCATTGCAGCCGGCGGCGGTCGATCGGCGTCACGCCGAGGCACACGCCCTGCAGCCTGATTTCGGCAGCCAGGTCGGGCAGACCGCTGCTCCAATATCGGTCGATAAGATCAACGTACATCACAACCCGGTGAACGTCCGCTTGCGTGTACTCGCCGGCCATCGGCGATCCCCAAATGTCCCTCCACACACCCTTAGCCTCGGGGCGCCACGGTATCGCCTCGCCGCTCGAGTTTTTGCGCGTCGGCAATTTCGGCACGCGGCCCTTCGCAATCGGGCTCGTGTCGATGAATGTTGCCGCCGTCACGTCGCGGTTTCGGCGCTGGCGCGTTTTTGGGTCCTTCGGTACTCTCGGCATTTCTCTCTCGACAGAAATTTCTAAAATCCTAGGTTCCGTACGGACACTTTCCGTCG